TTATTATATTTTGCTATGCGTTTTTCGATCTCATATTTTTTGGATGGATTAGTTTCTTTTTCGTATTCTTGTTTCGCCTGCAACATCATCTTTTTGAATTTACTTCTATCTGTATACATTTCTTCCATCATCGCAGGTAGAAACCCTTTAATATCTGTGCGGAAGAATTGACCATTAGGAGTCAAAGTAACATTTTTTAATTTTGATGTATCGATTTCTTTGTTTAGAAGTTTTTCAACGGTGACACCAGAACTAATAATTTCGCGCATCTCTGGCGTATAATCTTTTGGATCAATTAAACATTCTGGCGAAATTGAATATTGCATCATCAAATGAGGATACAAAGAATTCAAATCAAATGATGCAACCCAATCGTGTTTGCCGACTTGTGGTTCTTTTACATATGCACCTTCAAACGCGGCATCTTTATCTTGTATTACACGCGGAGGAACAATGATATTCTTCTCTAACAAATATGAATATGTCATTGCATCCCACATACGAGTTTGTGCAAACACATCTTCATAATTAGATTTTGTGTCGTATGCAAGGGTGATTGCCAATTCTAACAACTTTAATTTGTCATCAAGTTTAAGAATGAGTTCAACGTCTTTGATGTTATACTCAATAAACTTTTGATAGTTTAATTTGTACAGTTGATGCAGGTTATCATATTCATCATATGATAGTTTGCTTTCACCAAGTTCGACATTGACGATACTATCCAATTTATATGATTCTTGTGATTTGCCGCCAGGTGCATACCATTTGTATAGTTCAATATAATCAAGAACAGCAACACCCATTGGTTCATAGAATGTTTGTTGACGATTCATAATAACAGTTTTTCTTTCTGTTACAAAGTTCCACGGCGAGATTTTTTTAGATTCGCCTTCACCAAGAATCTTTTCAAAACGATTTACTAGATACGGAATATCAAAGAATTTAATATTCCAACCAGTAATAACATCTGGACAATTTTCGCGCCAATCTTCTAAGAATCGTTTACATAATGACCATTCATCTTTACACAAAAGATATGTAACATTATCATCATAGTTGTTATATTCACCGCAACCATAGACAAGAGTTTTGCCATTTACATATGTAATTGTTATTGCAGTAATAGGTTCAACAGCATCATAGGGGTCAGGAAAACCATTCTCTGATCCGACTTCAATATCAATAACTGCAATACTGAGATGATCAATATCCCATTCAATCATGCCTTTATGATGATCTGCAATATATGCATATTCAAAACGATTGTTTCCATAGATTTTTGGTGCGCCAATCACACCTTCGAATTGTTTTATGTAATCTCTGGCGGAACGCAAATCGTCAAATGTTTTCTTCTCTAGAGGATACCCTTCTAGTGTTTTAAATTGAGTAGTTTTTTTAGTCGGAATAAAAAGTGAAGGAGAGTAATCAATCCTCTCCTTTATTCTTTTTCCATTGAAAACGCCTCGGTAAAAAATATTATTACCGAGACTTTGTACATTAGTATAAAATTGCATTAAATAATTAATTGTTTTTGTGGTGTGATAATGCCGGAACCAAAAATTCTATTGTAGTTTTCAACGTAACTTTGTGCTGGTTCATAAGAGTATACTACATTTTTCTTCGCAATGCAAATGGTCCTGTCCATTTTTTGTTCACTGTGAATAGGAAATGGAACAAAACCAATATTAGGTTGACCTTGTGCTGTTGGTACAACAGCAATTGATAATGGATTTAAAATAACATATTCTGTTTCAGATTCGGATTCAATATCACCGATAACATCTTCATTTGTAATAAGTTTTAATGCTAAAACATTCATTTATTTTTCCTTCTAATGTTTGGTGGGCCCAGCAGGACTTGAACCCAGGGAAAGATACTTTGTAGGCCCCTCCGGACTTGAACCGGAACAATACAAATTATGAGTTTGCGGCACTAACCAATTATGCTAGAGGCCTACAAAGCATCCTTGTCTAATCTGTTTTATCTCTGCTTCCTTTATTATACGCAATTTCTTAGGAAATGTCAACCACTTAACACGCCCGTGATTGGTGCGGAAGGAGGGATTCGAACCCTCAAGCCTTGCGGCGGCAGATTTTAAGTCTGCTGTGTATACCGTTCCACCACTACCGCGTTTAAATTAATCAAACACACCAATTACATTATCGATGTGAATTTTATAAGTTTCCTTTTCAATTTTATAGGCTTTATTCCAATCAATTAAAAGTTCTTCGCCAACTTTTACTGAATCATCTGATGTTGCAATAACAACTGCGCGATCTGGATCCATCGAACTTTTTAAAATAATCCCACCAGTAGAAACTTTTTCTGGTGCCTTGCGTTCAACAATCACATTTTTATTCAACGGAATATAAGCCATAAAACATCCTTTATAAAAACTGGAGCGGAATATCGGAATCGAACCGATGACAGGAGATTGGAAATCTACAGTTTTACCATTAAACTAATTCCGCAATATGGAGCCGGGAGGAGGAATCGAACACTCCGTACCAGGAAGGAACCCTGGATATTAACCACTATATGATCCCGGCATAACTAAGCAACTAAACTCTTTAATCTATCAGCAGCATACGATGCCGCAAATGCATTTGGTTTGATCAACGGTACAACATTACACATGCCTTTTATATATCCTATCGCTTCATTGATCACTATATTAGAATTATACACCTCATTTGCGTTAATGTCAAGATGTACTTCTATATCATTCTCAATGATTGCCGCTAATTGTAGATACATTTCTGCTACTTTGTATACTTCGGTCATCAGGCGCATTCTTGGTTTTTTGTTTGACTTATCAAAATCTTTTTCTCTGGTAACTTGACCAAAAATTTTACATCCATTATTACCGTTAATGTGTATTACAACTGCTATAACATAATCTGCATACCAAACACCTTTTACATTAATTCTTTCCGAATCACAACCAAGATATATTTTTGTTTCCGGATCACAATTTTCCACATATTCTTTAACTTTATTCAAATCAATTTTTTTATTATACATAAAAAGTTCCATATGTGGTGCCCCAGGTCCGAATCGAACGGACTATCTCCGGGTTACAAATCCGGTGCATCGCCATCAATGCTTCTGAGGCATAATTGGTAGTAGACTAGGGATTCGAACCCTACCGTTCCAGCCCATCTGACCAGTCTCCAGAGTTTATAAGTCTCCGCCGCGCACCAGCGCCGTCTACCATTTTTTAAAGTTGGTGGGTAACCAGGGAATCGAACCCCGTTGCCGCTAAGGACCACAGATTTACAGTCTGCTGCATTCACCAATGATGCTCGTTACCCATATTGAAGCACACTGCCTACACCCACTTACGATTCTATACGTAACCAGCGGTAGTTAGAAACCTGCTCATGCGTTCCTACAATGTGCTTCAATATGGCTCCCCGACCTGGGATCGAACCAGGGACCGACGGATTAACAGTCCGGCGCTCTACCGCTGAGCTATCAGGGAATACTTAAATCAATTACTCAATAAGAACAAATTCATCTTTGTGACATCCGCAACTTGGACAAAGATAAAACATTGGCAAATCTTCAAATTTACCATCAACTTCTTCATCGTGGATATGATTACATACTTGACATTCATATTTCATACAATTCTCCTTTTAAATTGGCCCGCCTGGACCGATTCGAACGGCCGGCCGATCGGGTAGAAGCCGATTGCTCTATCCACTGAGCTACAGACGGAAAAGTTTAACGGGCGCGTTCTAAAGAATCTTTACGCATCCATTTAATTTGTTTATCAGATTCCGAAATTTTAACTCCAACAAAAATAACACCATCTATGTTTTTAATAGGCCAATCGGCAGAAGAAAATACAACATCTTGACTAAAGACGTTTTTAAATTTTACCAATTTGTCCATCTCATATTTACTTTTTTTCATCTTGAATACAGTATATCATAAAAGAGTTAAATGGGCAAGCGTGGTGTTGCCACCACGCAACATCTAATTACAAATGATTTTTCGTTTTTAGATATTTCATTCGATATTCAAGGTCTGCTTCATCCACAGATTTATCCAAATATTCTTGAATAAATCCTTTGTCATTATACATTTGCATATTTTTTAGACCTTCAAACACAGAACAAAAAACATTTTGTAACGTCTTAATCATTATAGTGCTCCTGCTTTTGGTGCTTTGACCTCAATCTTTTTTGGTTTCCGATGTTCTGGAATAATTTTCTCCAAAAAGATTTTCAACATACCATTAAACATTTCAGCATTCTGAACTTCAACTTGATCGTTGAGTGCAAATTGACGAGTGAAAGCACGATTAGCAATTCCTTTGAAAAGGAAGTTTTCAGATGTTTCATCAGAAGATGCATTACCTTTTACGATAAGTTTATTATCGGCCAATTCGATTTCGATGTCTTGTGTGCCAAAACCTGCCACGGCAATCTCAATCGAATAGGTGTTTTCACCTGTTTTCTTGATATTGTATGGAGGATAATTTGGAATGTTTTTGGTCAAATCATCATGCAATTTTGATAGTCGATTATATTGATCGTCGAATCCAACATAAAACTTATCAAAATCTTTGAACATATCAAAAGGCGAACGAAGGGATAAGTGTGTCATAAGTTTCTCCTTAAATAAGCGAGTTAAAAAATGTTACCCCGAAGGCGTAACTGTACATAGTGTACTACATATTTATAACGGTGTCAAGCGG